TCACCCGGTAAATCCTGATAGTGCGGTCGCGGCCTTGCGGAGCCAATCAGGGCTATGATGGCCGTAGACCCTCTCTATCATATCCACGCTATTGCCCAGGAATTTGGCGACCATCTCAAACGGCACGCCCTGCATTACCATCCATGTAGCGCAGGTGTGCCGCAAAGTATGAGGGGTCACATCTTTAAGTCCTGCCGCCTTGACGCGCTCACGGAAGGCGTGGCGGATGCTGGCCACAGGGCCACCTCTAAATTCAATCACATAATCGCGGGTACGAATCGTCGCGGCGTCCCATAGGACGGCTCGCAGCTCTGGTATGATCGGTACGATTGCTCGCTTTTTGTTGCCAGAGCCAGCACCGTAATTGATGACATTTCGCTCGAAATCAACCTGCCCCCATTGCAACTCCAGAATCGCGCTTGTACGTGCACCAGTGTACAGAGCAAGTTGAATGAAAAGGCGGACGTGAGGCGTCTCCGTGACTTCCACAAGTCTTTTAGCTTCAGCGCGCGTGAGCCACCTTTCTTTTGGCTGAGGCGATGGTGGGGCTTCTACTTTAGGAGCTGTCTGTATCCAGCGCTCATTGACAGCCCAACGTAGGGCGGCGCGTAGAGTGACAATCTCCTTAATAATTGTGCCATCACTCAACGGCTTGCCGTGTCCAGTTGCGCCTCGGCGTCCTTGGGCGCGTCTTTTCTGCGCATATTTCCGGCTGACCTGAGTGGTAATGTGAGCTGGCCGGAGATCGCCAAAATGCTCGTTGAGGGCAGCGCACGCATATTGTATTGAGGAGATATTCCGGACGCGCCCGGTGCGATCCTGTATGTAGCCATCCAAAATATCAGATATAATCGGGCATTCAGGGGCGGCTGGTGAATCTACACCAGCCATAAACTGCCTTAGTGCGCGTTTTGCCTCTTCCCGATCTGTTGTCCCAAGCGAAAGGCGCTTGCTTTGTTTACCGTCCCACCATTGGACGTAGTATTTCCCGCCACGGTTGCAGAGGCTGTATGTGGGGGTATCTGACTTGGGGCGTGACACTGTGTGCTCTCGTAATCGTAAACAGCAGTAGGTTGGACTCGGTAGCGTGACCCAATTCGTATTGCTCTTAACTGCCCACGTTTAATGATATTTAGGACAGTTTGAGATGACACAGACCATCGCTCAGCAACATCTGACACGCTCATCATTTTAGGCGGTAACGATAACGCTTCACCCATTCCCGCCTCCTGTCGGTGGAGCGGGCAGGGGTTGCCAGTGGGTTGGCTCATCCTTGAGGCGCAACATATTTGTTGTTTCTCTCCATGCCCCCAATTCATAAGAAACCACATCTGCGCCAATAAATTTCATCGGAACGAGAATATGGGTTCCGTCCTGTGGAGCCGTCTCAATCGGCCTCCAAGCCGCCGCGTCTGCTGCTGCGAGGGCGATGCGGGCATCTTCATAATAGTCTGCCCTGGTTTCATCGTCGGCGTCTCGAGGCCACTCTAAACCAACGGTGTTTTCGTATAGAGCCCGCGCAGCCGCCTCAATCCGTGGGTCAGTCATTTTTATTTTCCTGATTGCAGTTTTCGCAAGGTATTCCACGCTTTACGGCTGTGACATTTTCCATCCAAACCCAATCGCTTTCCCAGCCGCATTTATGGCATTTGAACTGAGCAATCTGCGTCAGATTTCTGTCGTGGGGAATGCAATCACCAATCCCCACATCAATCATATGAGCTAAAAAACGGCGTGGCGCTCTGGGTTTTTTGAAACCAAATAGGTCAGGATTTGCCATCACCCCACCTCCCGCGCTGCGTCGATGGCTGCCCTGATTGTTTCAGCACTACCGATAACGCGTTCTTTTGGATCGGCCATGTAGTGCTCTATAATATCGCAATAGGTATCTGCATCTCCGGTGTCTGCGATTGGCTCTGCTCTAAACCGCACATCGCAACAGCCACTACCCAGAAAATCCAACCGCTCACTATCGCGCCCGATCTCCGTTCGTATGCGTAGTTCTGCTTCTCTGATATGTGATTCTATCCACATTTTTAGGATTTCTATGGAATAATCTGGGCGACACACAGGCTTTTTTAGTGCGTCAACGAGTTCGTTAATCTGCTCCTCTCTCGTTCTCATGACGCGGTTTCTCCTGTTAGGATTTCATATTCTCTTGGAGGCCAATTATCACGATACCAATTACTGATTTCCCATTTGCGTTTTTCGCTGATATATACGTGTAATATGCAAACCACGGGGAAAAGAAATGGCCCCAATATTACCCCTATAAATGCTGCTTTCATTTCCGCTTTATCGTCTATAACCGCCACTAAAATCCATAGTGTGGTGGCGTACCATGCCCATAGAAAATAGATCATGACGCAGATCCTAGGTTGCGGATTTCACTCTCAGCAGTTTTCAGGGCATGGCGCGCCACTATTCCATGCCTCTCTGCCTTGGCGTATTCGCTAACTTTATCTGCGCACCGCTCCCGTTCCGCCGCCAGCATCTCGTTTATCTGCGCAGGGGTAAGGGCTGGAGCATAATATCCCCAGTCCATACTGACTATTTCTAGTGGCGTGAGATAGCCAATCTCTGTACAGTAATGCTCCTGTTGATGATCCCAAAAAACTAATTTTAGAGATTTTCTTCTTTTATTATCCAGAACATGCCGAGCAGAAACATCAGGAAACATCGGCACACCGGGGCGATTTGGGTCGGGCCAGTTGGTATCAGTCATTTTTCCATGCCTCCGGGTCAGCAGATGTAGCGGGTATGCCGTGCTTATTTTCGATTACGTCATTTATGCCCCGGTCTGGGCAGCAATTCACTGCTCCGCGTGCAAGAGCAGCAATCCGATTTGTTTCTGATGATCCGCAGCCGCGGCAATATTTTTCATGTTTCACGCCTCCTCTCCTGCGCGGGTGTTCCATGCGGTGATGGCCTCAATCCGTGACTTCTTAAGCGGCCCTTCGGCATCACAATTTTCGCAAGAGACCCAGTTGTTAAGTACCAATGCGCTGACTTCATCCGTAACTGTTGCAACCAACCGGTGTGCGTCTCCACAAAACGGACAAGCTTTCAATCCCTCGCTCATGCGTCCGGGCCTTTCAGGGCTTTGCGGGCGATGTTTTCACGGTCGAACATTTCAGGTGTCGCTCCCAAAATACCAACCTGGTTAATTGCCTCAGATGCTTCGTAATACTCCCGCAACCGCACAATCTCTGCATCACGCTGGGCGAGGGCAGCGAGGGCGCATGGCATTTCAGTAATGGTTTCTTGAGCAAGAAGATCAGATTTTGCATGCATGGCAAATACTCCCCCCTCCCAAGTAGTCTTCAGCGCCTTTCTAATTCCTGCTGAAATAAGTTTGTGGATAATTCCACTAATTTCTCCACTCACAACAGGCGTACCAATAGCGAGTAGATTTTCATTCCCCGAACCATTGGGGTTATAAAGTTTCATGATCTGCACATCACTCAACGGCAGCCGGATGAAAACGCCTGTGGGTTTCTGGTTGGTCATTCTGAAACTCCTATGTCGTAGACAATTCCAGATCGAACCCGAAATTTTGAACCATTCTCGCTAGTAGTTCCTAGCAATTCAAAATCAGCAACAGTCATTATAAAAGGTTTGCTGTTGGGGCGTCTAACCATCGCATACCCCGCAATTTCACCCATTTTTTTGATAGGCCCTCCCTCATCAAACCTAACTGTTATAGGCGTAGGTGCTTTTGTTATGACTTTTGGGTAAATACTCATTCGCCTTCTCCCGGTATCACTTCGCGGGCATTCATCAAATCTAATGTATCTTCGGAATGTGAAAGGAAATGCCCTTCCAACGTCCAACAATCGGGGGTGTCATCATCATTTATGATACCGACGATAGGGAACGCGTGGCCGCCAGCACTCCGCGTTATAATTCGCACTGACTGTCCATCCCGCGTGCAGAACGGCCCTTTATGATCAGGCGTGTAGGGGCCGAGGATTTTTAGTTTTTTGGCCATGCTGCGGCTCCTTTTACATCCCGCAGATGGAAGAACAGACGAGCGCAGGCTCGAACATCTACCATTGCATCATGTGCGCCTATCAGTTCTTCATTGAAGAAATGCTTGACGCACTCTTCCAGTTTTGGGGCCTTGGGTTTATTTATCCCTGCGGCAATCATGCGCTCTGTCGGTGGTAGATTTACCAGCGGAGCGGATGCATCCATTGTGCAGAACTTCTCACCCAGCAGGCGCCAACCGCGCGGGACACGTGCAAACATAATGTCGATGATCTGCACATCGAATTTGATATTGTGCGCGACAAGCAAGTCGGCCTTTTTGGTTAGATCATAGAAGGCCGCTGCGGCTATCGCTTCACGCACACCGCAACGCTGCGCCATTTCCGTTGTGATTCCATGAACCCTTGCTGCGGCCTCCGGTATCTCCCATCCATCGGGGTGGACGATCAGGTTCAGGCTTGCGCGTTCCGTTCCATCATCTTCTGTCAGCAGGGCTGCAAGCTGCACGCAATGCGGCTGCCGGTCGGAATTAAAGGGAGTGTACCGGTCTGGAAGTCCAGTTGTCTCTGTATCAAAAAAGAGGATCACGCAGCCATCCCTTCAATCTGAGCTGCACGAACTTTGTGCAGCATTTCCATTTTCATTTCGTGAAAGTCTTTGAGAGCCTGAGATAACTTCTTCAGGAATGGTTCATCTCGATATGTTCGCTCGATATAGATTGGTAATTCATCGCTATATGAAACGCGATCATTCCACTCCCGCTCAGCGAAAAGTAACTGCCCTTGGGCTTGAATGTAGTAATCCTTTTCAAAACCCATAGTCATGTACAGGATGTGATTAGTAGGCATCGGGCATTTGATTTCCACAAGTCCATCAACACCGACCAGACGGTCTGGGCTTACTCCAATCGTGCTGTCATCATTTGTGATAAATCCAACCCGTTCTGTCTTGAGGTCTGTCGCAAATTCATAAGCCAATGCAGCAGTGGGCTCTAGTTCATGCCCGCGCTGCACCGCTTCAACATGCGACAGATCCTTATCCATTGATCGTCCGAGAACAATCTCAGCGACTAGGCGCGCTGCATACCTCTTTGCTTGATCGGATGGTTTCCCAGTCTTAGTCAGGATCAGGGAAAATTCTGATGCTGTCGGTATACCAAGGCGCAAGTCATGCCATGCCTGCGAACCCTGTTCTACATTATGGATTTTCATTTGCTGCTCCCGTTTATTTTTTGCAGCAGCTTCGTCTTGGCATGACCAAATGCATTTTCAGGCATCCCATCCAATGTTTTGCAGTGGAAATATGCGAGAAATGCTGACGTATTGGCTCCAGACTTTTGCAAAAGGCCCACAAGCTCATCTTTTTGCTCTGGTGTGATTAACTTTATTTCCTGTTTTTGCGGGGTATATGCGCCGTCATTATCCTCGTTTGTACGGACAATGTTGAGCAACATTTCTGCGCAGTACCGTTTGCCGTAAGAAATAGTTGAACCTCGCGCCTGAACTTCCGTTCTTCCGGGCCCATTATCAATGGGCAATTCCATGGATGATTCCTGAAACTGGCCGTTGGCATGCGTTATCCTGCCAATGACACGGATATAATTTCCTTCTGTTCTCTCTGTGGTAAAAGACAGACGCAGGCCGTGGCGCAACAATACGGGGCGGATGGCACTATCCATATCTTCCCAGCGCGCAAACCTATACGAACCTTTGCCATTCATTTCTTTGATGCCAGCCTTAAAAATTTGCGGCATTTCACCCATAGCGGCAGACATGGCCTCACTAAATTCTTTGCGATCATCTATTTCCATGACCTGCTTTTTCATATCCAGCAGCGCACGGAGCTTTTCCACATCGCATTGAGGGTTGCTGGCCGCTTGAGTGATAATGGAAAGAAGCTGATCACCTTGGTCTGGTGCGACCATTTGTTTTTGCGCCTCCTGAGGGCGTGTCATAACTTCATTCATCACGCAGCCTCCAGCTTACGAAACGGATGCACACGCCGCACCGCTTCCACCGCATCGCGGTGCTGCAATTCTAGGCGCACGTATTCGCGCGTCAGGTTGGAAAGCGCTCGCATTGCAATGTCGCGTTTTTCATGCGGGATATGTTGCAGGAGTAGCGAGTGCACGGCTGCCTCATGCTCGTTCCACGCGCTCATACATCTTCTCCTGCGGCAATCTCAGCATGGCGCACATCGTCTGTTTCGACTTCTTCGGCCATAGCCTCTAGGGCAGGAGCAACGTCCAGGCAGGACATTCCTGTGCAGTGTGCACCATCGACATCTGCTTCTGTGTTCGCGTAATTCAGGAGCGCGACTTCTTTTGAAATCTTGCTTGCTGCATCACGAAGAATGGATGCGATACGGTTAAGACTTTTTGCATCCTGTGAAGCTTTATGACCCGCAAAGCTATTCTTGCGCTGGAAAACTTTAGGTGCTGCATACGGGCTGATACCAATCCCGCCGCGCATCCCATCTGGGTAACCGCCCATTGTCATTGATTGTGACATTACTTACTCCTGTATGGAGAAACATTCGGCCAATGCGGCCACAAGACCCGGCCCGCGAGCCGGGAAGTGCGGGGGCATCAATCGGTAATCTTCGTGTAAGTGAAGGCCCCACGCTCTTTGTTGCCATAAAGCGTTAGGTCGCGATGCCCGAATGTGCCGTCTCCAAGCGCATCAATGATGTCCTGCGCGGTTACAGGGCCTTCGTATTTCCCCCTGTACACCATCGTGCTTCCGGAACTGGCATCATAGTCGTAGTCATATATGCGCTTGCCATTGCCGAGATTTTTGGATGGGTTTTTGCAATAAAGCTTAGAGCCAATGCCGATCGACCGGAGCGCCATAATGGGCATTTGCTGCCGCTCATCTTCTTGCTCCCGTTCTCTGCATGTGTCGCAGATCAGAAATGAAGAAGTGCAGATGCTACATGGCGCACAAAGATGGCAACGGCACTCTCCTTCTGGATAGCTGAATACGAGATGTCCAGAGCAGCCAGCGTTGGGGCATTTGCTGCCTTCTTCCCATACAAATTTTGTCATGATGTTTCACCACTCGCTTTAGCGAGGGCGGCACGAGCCTCCACGATGAGCACAGAATTTTGGTGTATGTTGAATCCGTTATGTGTGGCTGTAATGATGTTATCCAAAGCCTCATAAAGCTCAGGCGCGGCGCCGATTAGGCGGGCGTTGGCCACTTGTTCGACCTGAGAAATTCCGCCGATATGTTCCGCATCATGGATATGGCAAATTCCTCCTCTATATTTATTTGAGACAGGCTCAACTTCCCAAAAATTCCCGTTGTCGAAGGGACCCCACACCCCCGGCGTAAACTTGGCTTCGCCCATCACACACCCACCATCATCGCGATAACGCCAGCCATTGCCATATCCAGAAAAGCCACGACCTTGAGGCCTGTATCCGTGCAAAGTGCCGCAAACATTAGGGTGTAGAAAAACGCAAAGAATACGATGCACTGACCGAGAATGGTGTATTTCAGGAAATCATAAATATCCCGCGCACCGCTTCCGATGCGTTCTGGGATGCCATCTTTATGGAGTGTCCCGGACATTATGCGGCCTCCGCTTCAACGGCGTTTCCGCTATCATCAATCTTGTACCAAATTCCTGATTTAATGCCGTCCTCGCCTACATATATTGCTGTAAAGCGCGTACGCTTTCCGTCATGCCATGCAATGCAGGCTGATCCGTTTTCTCCGAGTTTCACACGGGAGTTAATTCCCGCTGATGCAACAACGGAGTTTTCTCCCGATGCGCCAATCCGGGCATTGTAGCCACTGGAGCCAATCTGGGCATCGTCGCCACTGGAGCCAATCCGGGCATTGTAGCCACTGGAGCCAATCTGGGCATCGTCGCCACTGGAGCCAATCTGGGCATCGTCGCCACTGGAGCCAATCCGGGCATAGTTGCCACTGGAGCCAATCTGGGCATTGTAGCCACTGGAGTTGGCATCTATCTCAGCATCTTCCGTCAATTTGATAATGGCATTGATATCAGACGCGATAATTTCCGAAGAAAATGCCTTGTCAAAAACCTTACTGGATAACCAGCGAGCATCTTCGTAGCGTTTATCGGCATAAAGTGCGGTCAGTGTTTCGCCGTATTCTGCGCCCTGCGGGAATTTATCGCTAAACCATGATTTTCCATCCTGACACGCTCCCCACTTGCGGAGCATCGTCAGCGTAATCATTGCCGTGTTTGTTTCTTCGGGAGCCGTCTGCTCGACTGTATCGGTCATTGCCCATCGCCTGTTCGGTTGTGATGGGACATATATGTCTCATTATGAAGCGTAGCGCAAGGACAAAAATGTCCCATATCAGACAAAAAATATCCCGCCCAGTTACGGGCGGGATAAAAATGGGCCTGATTACCGTTGGGGAGCGTAAGCCATCATGCGTTCTACACCAAACCACCTAGCTACAGAGAGGAGCGAGAAAGCCTGCCTAGTAATGTCGATCACGTAGTAAGGAATGCGTTTCATATGGCCATACCCTCTTATTGGATAAGAGAAGGTTGGCAGGTGAGTGTGCCCGCGAATGGGCGAGAAAAGGGCAGGGATTGGGCGAAAAATCCCAACAAACCGCAAAACGAGCTTTTAAGTTAGCGATTAAATATCCATGGGAAAAATTTCAGAATGGCTCCAATCAGTGCCACTGCGGCAGAAATCTTTGCAATCCCCGGCAGGGAATCCACTCTGCCTTTAAGCTCAGCCATAGACGAAGCGGTAGCTTTTGCATCTAGGGAGGTTTTGATCGCAACTATATCCGCCCTAATAGGAGACAAATCATCTTTTGTGGAGATACTAGCCTCCATACGAGCAAGCGTGATCTGAATCTCATTCAGAGTGCTCTGGGCGCTATCCATTTTATCTTCAAGTTTAGATACTCGGCGTTCCATATCTGAATCATGTGGCGGCCCACCGCCAGAAGCAAATGAATTTCTACCATTCTGAGATTCAATTCTCTTAATACGCTCCCCGTCCAAATCTATAGTATTAACCATTTTTCTTGATGCCTCTTAAAAATTCTATTGTGTTTAAAAGGCCATCCATCCCGTCATTATACCGTTTTATATTAACTGAATCTTTTTCTAATTCATTGTTATAATTATGAAAATTTCTTATCGTAACCCGAATGGCGTGTAGGCAGCGAGCTGTATCAAATGCTATAGAACTTACGAGCTTCTGTAGCTCCTCAACTGTGAGGTGCGGGGGAATGCCATTGTGTTCGTTGTTTTCCATCATATCTCCCATATTTGTAAATTTTATGCTGCACAGTCGATAATTGCCGCCTTGATGTTCCTGTTTCGTTCTGACATACTGCCCGAATGGCACGGGTAGACAGAATCACTGGCGAAGGGTTAGGCGGCATCGGTATCAATGGCAGCCTGTATCATCGCAAGCGCTATCCGCCTTTGCTTCTCGTTCATGTCTCGCCAGAGCCCGACCCAAGCAGCCTCCTCGGCATTATCGAGAGCCTGCGCAGGCGGGTGCGAAGAAGGAATAAGGTGAGACCCGTCCCTGTCTATGCTGCCGGGGATAAATCCATGCCCATCGAAAGAAACGAAAAAGGGAATGTTATTCGATTGAGCAATCCGGGCGAGGGTGTCCACTTTAGGGCTTCCACTCGTTCCTCGTAAGATATGCTTGATAGCTGACTCGCTTAAGCCTGCGTTCAAGCTTGCCACGCGCGCGGACAGATCGCGCGACTGAATCGCCTCTTCTATAGCTTGAGCTAATGTTTCTGCCTGTTTTTTCATGGGACAATTATGCCCTGAAATCAGTTGGCTTTCACGGGACAAGAATGTCCTTGCTTCTGCGCTTATTTTGGGACATATATGTCTCATGTCGATACGAGATTCACTTCTGAAAGAGATTGAGGCTACTCAGAAAGAGATGTCTCTCTCTGATCGCGCCTTTAGTTTAAGAGCTGGGGTTCATCCGAAATTCATGCAGAGACTTCGTCAGGGGAATGTCACGTTGTCTTCTATGGAGGCCGCCAAAAAATACGTGGCTTCCTTAAGGCGCACTCCTGTGAAGGAGGCAGCCCAATGACTGCCGAGATCATTCCTTTCAAGATTGAGCGGCAGGCTGATGGTGAACTGCGCATCAGCGATGTGGAGCTTTCCAAGCACCTTGGATACTCTTCCGTCCGTGCTTTCAGAAATGCAATTCGGAAAAATCTTGATGATATAAGGAAACTCGACTTTTGCACCACTGCGATGCAAAAGTCCTCTGGCGGCCGCCCCGAAAAAATCTACTGGCTGACAGAGCGGCAGGCCGTCCACATGACTTACCGGGCGGATACCCCGGAAGCGCGTCAAATAGCCATCCTTCTGACCAAGGCTTTTGTTGACCTTCGCCGTAAGACAGAGCGGCATTTGCTACTTCCTGAATTCTTCCGCCTTCAACTGATTAACGAACAGGTGCGCCAGTGGCAGCGGGAATACCCTGCCACGTTCTTTATTGAACTGCATCGTGTCCTTGGCTTGCGCCGCCCAGCAATCGGCAATCACTCTAATTGCTCTCATTTCATCAATCGCTATGTGTACCAATTCCTGTTTGGAGCGCTTGGCTTGGACGCCATACGCAGCGCTAACCCAGCGGATGAGGAGCATGTACGCGCTCACAAGCATCATCAGGTGCTGAGGGAGAAGCATATGCCCCGTCTAAGGCAACATATCGACAAGGTTGGTGCGTTACTCGCCAACGCAGTTTCGATTTCTCATTTTGACGATATGTTTAATCGCTCTTTCCCGTCAGTGGATACGCAAATTGGCTTCATGTTTGCGGAAACTCCGCTGCTGGCTATCTCACGCGTCTCCACACAGGAGGCACGGTCGTGAGTATTGAATTACGCAAATATGCCCTGGAGGAGGCCCGTAAAGCGCTCTGCGATTATTCATATGAACCAGAGGTCCATATATCAGTCGCAGAGGCTCTGCATGAATGGCTATGCAAGAAAGATCAGAAAGCTTTACCGCGCTACTCTTTGTGCCAGCTTCGCGTAGTCGCGCTTGGGTTTGGGGTCACGCTTAAGGGCTTCATCAACCGCATTGGCAGCGTCTTTAAGCGCGGCAGCGATATAAGCCCGGTCAGCGGATCCTTTAATGAAGGATTCTCCGCTAACCTTTCCATCAAGTTGTGCATAAACAAGAAAAACGCTCCAGATCATATCTTCACGGGAGACTGGGACTTCAGTATTCATAAAAAAGATTCCTCTCAAAAAGAAAATACTCGCGGCTCGGAGCTTCCGACTCCCTCACGCACTGAAACGGTAGTCCCAGACGCTCAGACGGTCATGCAGCCTTGTACGCATACCCGTACAGACGGTGGCCTATAATGGCGGCGTGGACTTCGGCGGACGTGAAGATCCTTGAGCGCATGGCAAATGCCGGGGATAGCTGGGAAAAAATCAGCCGCACGCTCAACCGTACGCCGGGCGCTTGCCAATATAAGGCGTGCGCATCTCTGGTTATTTCTGAGGCCGCCAGAAAAAAGCGTTGGGAAGACAGCCGGAAAAAGCAGGGCGAAAAGCTGCGGGGAAGGGCGCATAGGTGGAAAGAGAAAAAAGCCGACAAGGCAAATGCCAAAGGCAACACTGATTCCCGTACGCGCCCCTGCATTCGGTGCGGAATTGTTTTTACGACCCCGCATAAATGCCGCTTTTTGTGCATTAAGTGCAATTCGTATGCGTCTAGTTTGGGCTGGTAAGTTACCCAATGCAAGACGCATCAATCCCCAAACTTCTAGCTACATCCTGTAGCAACAGCACGCGCTGCCCTATGGTAGCGTGGGGGTTGAGCTGCGCCCAGATTATCGCGCTGCGTACAATAGAGTTCCAGATGTATGGTGTGCCAAACGGCAAGTCTGGAACAGCCTCGCAGGCGTTCAGCAAATCGGGGGAGTATGTTCCCCCGAATTCTACAGTTCCAAATTCAGTCTCCCTCTTCATCGTTTCTCCAGTTCACAACCTCAACAATTGTGAATTTGGCAGGGATGAATTCCGTGGAGAGAGAAAAGTTTTCCGTGAGAGCAGAAAGGGGTCACGACATGACGCCTGAAGCTATTGCACGGCAGGTTCAGTGCCAGTTGCGTGAGGTTGTTGACGCAACCGGAGAACGCTCCTGCCTGAAGCAATCGTTCGCTTCCATCGCCCGCAAGACCGGGTTGACGGAAGGGCAAATCAAACGGCTGTTCTATGGGGAATGGAGCGTTATTCCAGCGCACATTTTCCTGAATGTAGAACGGCTTTACCGAAATCATCTGGCGCAGATGCGTGCGCGGTCTGAACATCAGGCCGCCCTGTATCGCGCCAGAAGTGACGAATGGGATCGCAAATGGGGCGACTATTCCTCCAATGGCACATCAGCATCACCCGTTGGCGTGCCTGCCGTGCGCTCAATCGAGCATTCTATTTCCGAGAGCTTGCCCAATGGCTGAATGCCAAGGCGGATCGGTTGCAGGAAAAGGCAGATATTTTGGAGCGGGAGTGTAGAGAATGAAACGCGGGAACAGCATGGATGATGCTGACGTATTCAGGATTGTTGACCGCGCAATCAACAAGGCCGGGTCACAATCCGCCTTTGCAAGCAAGGTTGGAATAACTCGTTCAGCACTCTGCAAGCAACACAATGCCAAAACGGCCAATGGATATACCGACGAAGTGCTTCTCGCAGCCGGGATACAGCGCATCCAGCCGCCTGTAGAATATTACCTGATGGATGAAATCTGATGTCTGAATTTCCAAAAGATCACAATGAAACAGCCGATGTTGGCGGCATTGCTGCAGATCGTCTGCGGTCCATTATTGAGCGCGTTGAGCGCTTGGAAGAAGAGCGCAAGGCTCTATCCGGCGATATCAAGGATATCTTTACAGAAGCAAAGTCTGCCGGGTTCGATGTGAAAGTGATCCGCCAGATCATCCGCCTACGCAAGCAGGAACCGGTTGAGGTCGAGGAGCAGGAAACCTTGCTCGACGTGTATCGGCGTGCATTGGGAATGTAACTATGGCTCAGCACGAAGAAGATAAGCTGCACACATTCATCTGGAAGGCGTTGCAGTTTATGCTGCCAGATGATGCTGTTGCGTGGAGCAATGAAAATCGCCAGTGCGGGCCGCGAGAAGGGTTTCGGCGGAAGCAGCGCGGTTGTGTGCCGGGCGTCCCTGATATGGTGGTGAACTGGAAAGGCAGGCCGCTTTATATCGAGATCAAGACGCCTAAGGGGACGATCTCGAAAGTGCAACGGGATATGCACAAGCGTTTAAAAGCTACAGGTGCGCCCGTAGCCGTCTGCCGGTCTCTGGAAGACGTTATGTATTTTCTGGAAACGCATGATGTGCCGCTGAAAGCTGCGGTGATGGCATGAAAATCCTGATCGGCTGCGAATACAGCGGTATCGTGCGCGATGCGTTTATAGCGCGGGGGCATGACGCAATGTCGTGTGATCTACTCCCAACGGAACGTCCTGGGCCGCATTACCAAGGTGATGTTCGGGATGTGTTGGATTATCCGTGGGATATGGCAATTTTCCATCCGCCCTGTACAGACCTCTCTGTGTCTGGAGCGCGACATTTTGCCGCCAAGCGCATGGATGGGCGGCAGCATGCCTCAGTTTCGTTTTTTATGCGGTTGGCAAAATGCGGTATCCCGAAAATAGCAATCGAGAACCCGGTCTGCATTATGTCCACCCTGTGGCGCAAACCGGACCAGATCATTCAGCCGTGGGAATACGGACATGGGGAGACAAAGGCCACATGCCTGTGGCTTAACGGTCTCCCGTTACTGAGGCCCACTAATATCGTTCCCGGTCGTGAGGCTCGCATTCACAAGATGCCACCCTCTGCTGACCGGGGGAAACTCCGTTCACAGACGTATCAGGGTATTGCGGATGCAATGGCGGAACAATGGGGAGGTGATTGGAAAACATCACCATTATTCCAGCAGATTCCGCACCGCATAGAGTACCCAACGGGGCGCAAACCTGCTAACATGACGAAGGCCGCTGGTTCGGGGGAACCGGGCGGCCTTCTGACCAATTCTTGAAAGCACCAAGTAATGGCTATATCCGCTTGTACCAAAGAAAAACAAAAAATGCCAGATGCTATAAATGGCGAGCGCCCAATATGGGTTGATGGTAAAAAATTTTATGCAGCCCTAAAAGAGTGCTCGATTGAAACCGCTGGATGCGTCCCCGGTCTCTTGGGTTATGGAAATAACGGGCCGTTTGAGTGGGATGCTTACAGCATCGCAATATTTTTAAACGGCGGTAAAGATGGCCCTGTAACGGCAGAGAAAATGGAAAGCCTGCGTCCAGAGCTGGAGCGATTTTTTGCGCCAGTTCGGGGCGGAAAATGGCTTGCGCCTAGCGCCGAATTTTTCTGCATAAATGATCCATATAGCGAGGTGAACTGATGGCCCGTATTCGTAGTGTTCACCCCGGCCTTTACACGGATGAAGCGTTTATGACGCTCTCTATGGCTGCGCGGGTTTTAATTGTTGGGCTGTGGGCTCATGCTGATGATGGCGGCGGATTTGAGTGGAAGCCACTTGTCCTGAAAGCGCGTATTTTCCCGGCTGACAACATAGACCTAGATCCCATACTGACCGAGCTTGAGGAGAATGACGTCATAAAAAAGTATGACGTGTCCAGTAAGAGTTATGGAGCGATACGCAACTTCGGTAAGTGGCAACGCCCTCAAAAGCCAAAGCGGTTTGTGCCCATGCCTAAACCAGTACGAGAATACTGCCAGTCAGAAGCCGTCTGCCCGGATAAAGAAAATGATAGCGGTAATAACCAAGTACGCGACGAGTATAATACCGGTACGCAACCAGTCATCGACCAGTCATCAAATTCTTCCGCAGAAGGTAGGAAGGTAGGAAGGTATGAAGGTAATAACTCTCTTACGCTTCGCTCCAGAGAGTCTGACGCGCCTTCGACGCCCAAAGCCGAACAATCGAGCCAGCGAGGCTCCCGCCTACCGCCGGACTGGCGACCCACGGACGAAATGCGATCGTTCGCCCTGAGCCTGTTGCTGAACCCCACGGACGTTGGCGAGCAGTTTCGGGATTACTGGATTGCCCAACCCGGCGCCAAGGGTCGGAAATCGGATTGGGAGGCAACGTGGCGGAATTGGTGCAGGCGTGAGGCCGAGAGGGTGCCGAAGCGGACGGCTGCCCACGCTCAACAGCCATCGCGGCACGACCGCGTTCGAGACGCATGGGCCAATGTGCCCGACATTCCGGGAGTTTGACCGATGACCGCAATTTCGACACTCACACCCGCAGCCGTTTGCCAGCCTAGCCCCGACCTGAGCGTGCTACTCGATGCCGTCCGCAACAGCGTGCCTCTGTTGGCCCGTGACCTGACGCCGCAGCGCATTTCCGAGGCGCGGCGCATCGCGGCTGTTGCGCTCCAGCCTGCTGACCCGGTGCTGATTGCCGCATGGCTGAAAAAACTGGCTGTGCTGGTTGTCAACGGGCCAGATGAGGCGCGGGCACGTCAGCAGGCTGAGGCGATGGTTGAGGTTTGCGGAGATCTGCCAGCAGCCGTGTGGTGCCCCGAAGCGCGTAGGGCATGGGCTCGCTCTGGTGAGCGTGGGAAATTCTGGCCTGCCCCCGCTGAACTTTACGCCCACCTGCTGCCGTTCGCTGAAAAAATCCGCTGGCAACACCACGCAGCCCGCAAACTGGTGGAGATGGCCGAGGCTGCCAAGGAAGCGCCACAGCGCCGCACGCCAGAGGAGCGTGCCGCCGTTGAGCGTGCCGTCAACGCGTGGAGGGGACGCCAGCCTGTGCAGCCCAAGGATGCCGTGCGGCGGATGCAGCCAGATCAGCCGAGCCTACACCAACGCATCGCTGAGTGTCGCCGCCAGCTCGAAACGGCGGATGAGACGGCCCGCGCTTGGTTGGAGCCGTTCATCGCAAACCTAGAGGCACAGCATGCAGCGATATGCACGAAAGAGCCACGAGGCTTCGCGCACAGCACGGTTTCACCTTGATTACGATAAATGACCGCATTGAGTGTTTGAACGCGCTATGCGGGCAATGTGGGGGATTTTAGGGGTATGTCAAAAGTTAAAGATTTTCCGATGATAACCGTCAGGGTGCAGCCAAATAGAGGCCGCTCTCATGTGTTGTGGTCGGTTGAAACGATGGATGGAACGCGTGCAAATGGAGTTGCTTACAGCCCTGTTGACGCTATGAAAGACGCGGCAGCATTTGTTGAGGCTATGTCTATGCCGCGGCTGGGCGGCCATTTCCGCAAGCGTGAATTGCGCGTTGTGGATGGTGGGAAGTGAAGTGCCAACTGGGTGCAGCAAAAATTCTGCTGGTAGGCGGCCCGCTGGACGGCGAATATCGGAGCCTGCCGTACGCATCAACCATATACGTTGTCAGGGTTAATCCTGCGATAGGGCCGCGCAAGAGGGGCATTTATGAGCTGGAGGTTGAGACGCTGGACGGCGGTGAGTTTTATTTTCAGGGGTGGGAGGATCTGAATGATGGGGATCGCAGGCTATGACCTAATCGGCTGGGACGAATGGCCGACAAACCGGCGCGAAACTACACAGGAAACGCGCAACGATCTGCCGCCCGTCCATGAGCCAGAGCCGGGGTTGCTAGACGAAGAAATCCTTCCCCTGCGGGTTGATTGGATGAGGGGGTCGGGGAGGGCTTCATAGCTCTCCCTGAGGAGTGCGTCGTTCTTCCCAGCCCTTTGGCAGGGGATGTTCAAGGCGAAATTTGGCTTGCACCTCTAGCCATTCAGCGAGGTTGTTAGGGATTAACTGTTTACCTTTCGACCACCGTTGAACCGTAGTATTGTGAGCACCTAGTATTTCGGACAGCTTGCGCATAGATAACCCCAGAATATCTAGGCATTCGTTAAACCGCTCGGGTGTCACAGGTAGTTCACTCCGAAATAAAACCCGAGAGATAGCCCGATAAGAGCGGCAAGAACGAAAATGACTGATAGCTGTTTATTGCTCATGGTCATGCCAAAATCCTTTACATGGATCGGTGAGGGGCCGAAGCCCCTCGAGTTGTTAGTGATGTTTGAGAAGTTTTCCGATTACCGCGCCAAAGGCAAGAAATGTTGTTGCTATGGTGCAGGCGGTTTGAATAATCGCCATGATGTAAATCTGGTCTTTTTTCTTCATTAAGGAACCCTTCCTTTTAACCGTGTAGCACATTGCTTTCGGTATGTGTTCATTATGACCACATTAAAGATGATTGGCAACGCCTTTTTTGATGTATTTTGCGTTTATTTTCCCTGTACTTTTTGAGCGGTTTGTGATTCTGTTGAGGCATGAAATGGCATGAAAACCTCCCAGATTTTCTCAGGCCCGGTAACGTAGAGATTTACACTCCGCCAATTAATTGGGACGTAGCTTGCGCGTTGCAGAATGTGCGGGCTGGCGTGCCGTTGACCGAGGCGCAACAGGAGTTGGTCAGAAATGCGAACAACTGACCGCACGCCACCTCGTATCGTGATAGGCCTGTGGCTGGCGCTGGCTGTTTTTGAAATTTTTGCAGGGATTGGTGGATAAAATGCAGACGGCAAAACCGCACTATATTATCCCGCGCGCACAGGATAATGGGCCCACGCCTGAGCGGGCAGTTAAATCCGTTTTCACGCGCGGAAATCCGCCGCGCGTCCTGACGACAGTGCAATCATTGCTCAATGCCGGGGATATCAGCCAGGACGACGCAAACGCAGGTGAGCGCTGGTATCGGGATTATATTTTTGCGTATGAGGGGATCATTGAGTTTCCGGATAACCACGTGTCCGATACTACCGTGCGGCATGATGCGGTTTCATGGAATGTCACGCGGGCTGTGGCGCTAGATCGGATTTTAGACGTGCGTGATGCCCTCGGTGAGCGCGCTAACCAGATTCTGCGGATGATGCTCGTGGATGAGTTAAGTTTTCGGCAGATAGGAGAGACGTTTTTCCCGCGCCTGAACGCCACCGTGGCTCGCGGGAAAATGTCCGCACAATGCAGCATGCTGCTCCAGCAGCTTTCAGGATTTTATCAGATGCAAAAGCGGCGCAAAGAAAAGACTTGTACCCCGCATGCGGTTTCTGTATAAACCTAATCACGATGCAATAATTGTATTAACAGCCGCCACGTGCGGCTTTTTCTTTGCCCGGACAAATGCAGATACTCCAGCGTGGCGACATCGTGCGTTTCAAGCGCCGTGATGCTCTGTGTGTGGGTATCATGTCTGGGCTGTCGCTACTTTGCGACATCATGCCCGCAACAGAAAATATATGGCACCGTGCAGACTTGCTGCTGTCGATGCTGGAATGCGCAAACGCCGGGCTCCGTCCTGACGTGCGCATCAGGTGTTGGCCACGGTTTGGATTGATGCGGGGGAATGTGTCTGGGCGAGCCCCCAACGCTCTGTTGATTGCAGTCGATGGGCGCGTTCAGCGCGAGGCAATGTTGCGGCAGTTTGAAAACAGTTTCGGGGCGGATATCCTTAACGATGTAGCGCGCATCGCAATCCTGCTCTCTCTAACCGTTGGCTCCCGTGAATTAGGTTTTGGTCAACGGCATGGGTAAAACGTACCGCCTTAAATTAGCAGCGTTAAGACAGGAAGCGCATTTTCCATTCTGGAGTGTTGGATATGGCCGGACAAAAGGGGCCGGTTAAAAAACTGCCGGGGCGTCCTACGAAATACAGTGATGAACTTGGCGATATTATCTGCGCAGAGATATCTGAGGGAAAGAGCCTGCGCTCTATATGTGAGCGGGAGGGCATGCCGTGCCGTCTTACTGTTTTTAGATGGCTGCGCGAATATCAAGGGTTTTGTAACCAATACGCGCATGCGCGCGAGGCTGCGGCTGATTGGTTTGCCGAAGAAATTATCGATATTGCTGATAAGGCAAGGGACAAAGAAGACGCACCAGCCATCAAGGTGCGGGTTGATGCCCGGATATGGGTCGCCTCCAAGCTACGACCAAAGATTTACGGGAACAACTCTCGCCAAGAACTGAGTGGCCCAGACGGCGGCCCGATTGAAGTGAAGGGCGGCGGTGTTTCCGGTTTGCTCAACGCGGCACTAAAGGAAGATGGCTCTAACTCAGACTGATATTGCTGATTACCGCAAACTGCGCGGTATTTGGCGTACTGATCCTGTTTTATATGCCCGGCAGCAATTGGGGCTGAACCCGACCACGCAACAGCGTCAGTTGCTGGAGGCCATTGCGCCGCCCGGGGCCAAGGTGTCGGTGCGGGCTGGTCATGGTGTCGGCAAGTCGGGCTCCACTTCTGCGGCAATCTGGTGGCATCTGGTATGTTACGAATACTGTCGCATTCCATGCACGGCCCCAACGGCATCGCAGCTTTACAATGTGCTTTGGGCAGAGCTTTCCAAGTGGGGGCGTCGGTCTGAAGAGCGGGCGCGTGCAGATGGGCTACCGGAAGAATTGTGGCTGGCAAACCTGTTTGACCGCAATCAGGACAGGATATCCGACAAGGGGCAGCCTGCCGAGTGGTATGCTGTTGCGCGCACAAGCCGCCGGGAATCTCCTGACGCGTTGCAGGGCTTTCATGCCTCTGACGTGCAGATCACGGATGATAACAGAGCGGTAGAGCGTTCAGCGTCTGGTGGCTCAATCATGTTCGTGATTGAAGAAGCCAGCGGCGTTCCTGACGAGATATTCGAGGTTGCGGAAGGTGCACTTTCTTCTCATGGCGCACGCCTGCTCATGGTTGGAAACCCAACGCGCAACACAGGCTTTTTTGCACGTTCCCAGAAGCAGGACAGGGCGCTTTACACAGCACTTCACTTTCGCTGCTCTGACAGCCCGTTGGTTGACCCCAGCTATCGCGCCAATTTGGTGCGTAAGTATGGGGAGGGTTCAAACGTTGTTCGCGTGCGTGCTGATGGGGATTTCCCCAAGCAGGACGACGATGTTCTGATTCCGCTGGAAACGGCAGAAGCTGCGCTTGCGCGTGAACCAGCGAACGGAAAATACGAGCGCAGGCTGGGTGTGGACGTTGCCCGCTTTGGTGACGACAGAACAACATTTGTCCTGCGCGAAGGCCCGCGCGTTGAGAAAATAGAAATCAGGGCCAAGCAGGATACGATGGCTACCGCTGGTATGTCGGCAGATTTCTTTCGCCGCTGGAAGGCTGACAGCATTTACGTTGATGTTGTTGGCGTGGGTGCTGGCGTTGCTGATCGGTTGCGTGAACAGAAGCTGCCGGTCGTAGATGTGAACGTGGCCTGCCGCGCACCTGATGAGGTTGTTGCGGAAGACGCCAAGCCCGCAAAACTGCGCGATTATCTCTGGCTGCAGGTGGCCGCATGGTTGCGCACTGGTGATGCCTCCATTCAGGCGGAAAGCAAGGATAACGCAGAGGATCTGGCCGCCGAGCTTTCAACGGTTCGGTATGGTTTGGACAGTTCCGGCAATCTGCTGGTGGAAAGCAAGGACGCCATGAAAAAGCGTGGCCTGCGTTCTCCAGATATTGCCGATGCTTTGGGGCTTACTTTCGCACCGGGGCCGATAGTTAAAGCACCGGCCCGCTTCGTAACAAATAAACGGTTCTCACTGAGTAGATAATGGACTGGCAGGAACTACAGAAAACAATTCTGGTGCCGCAGCAGGTATCTGCGCGGGCTAAGAGGTTGCTGCGTCTGTCTGCTGTGCGTGATGGCACGATGTATGACGCGCTGCCATATCCATTTTCGGAAGAGTGGAATAACAATGAGTATATTCCACTCTCTCAGCGTAGGCCGTCTGTGCGTTCGCATCTGTGTGCGGTTGTAGTTGAGGATGCGGCCAGCCTGACATTTGGGGAAACACATTGGCCTACACTGAAATGTGAGAATTCAGACACTGCCGATGCGCTCTCTAGAATTACGAGAGAATGTCAATTACCTGCGGTTCTGATGGAAGCTGTTCTTAAGGGATCGATTGGTTCAGTTGCGGTGCTAGTTGAGGCTGTTGGCGGCGCTTTATCGGTCTCTGTGCTGGATACGCCATATCTGGAACCTGAATGGGACGCTAAAGGTGATTTAGCGCGGGTTGTCAGCCAGTATCTCATTAAGGGCCATCAGGTGCGCGCTCTGGGGTATGACGTTCCAGACGGTAGTGATGGGATTGATTACTGGTATCGGCGGGAATGGACGCGAACCGCAAGCAGCGTTTATAAGCCGTGGCCTGCTTCTAGCGATGCCAATCCGGAAATAGATGCAGAGCGTAGCGGGCCGCCGCATGGTTTGGGTTTCGTGCCGATTGTGTGGGTGCGCAATCTAACCCCCCCGAGTAATGATCCTGATGGGGTGTGCACTTTTGAGCGCGCGATTGATACGGTTATTGAGGGTGATTACCAGCTTTCACAAGTTGGGCGTGGCCTGAAATATTGCTCTGACCCTAAGCTGGTGATTACTGGTGTGGGAGGCGATACATCTGGGAATGATGGCGCTCCAGCTAGCGAAGGTGGCTCTGCGACGGCAATTGTTCTACCGGAGAAAGCCAGCGCGAAAATGCTGGAGATCAACGGCAGCTCTGCTGGTACTGTGATGGAATACTGGCGCGAATTGCGTGCGCTGGTTCTGGAAATCCTGCACGGTAACAGGGCGCATGCTGATAAGATCAGTGCTGCGCAATCTGGCCGGGCTATGGAGATGATGTGTCAGTCGCTTGTGTGGCTCGCGGATCGGATGCGTCTGTCCTACGGCGAAGGCGCGTTGCTTTCGTTGTATCGGATGATCTGCGATTTTTCTTTGGCCATTGAAGGCGGTATCCAGATTGATGGCGAGCGCATCACACTGGATGATGCAGGTTTGGCGCTGGAATGGCCTCCGTATTTTCCTGCTACAGATGGCGAAATTTTGCAGTTGTCGCAGGCTCTTGTGACAGCGGTAAAGGGCGGCATTCTCTCAAATGAGAGTGCATGTTCGATATTTGCTGCAAAGTCTGGCTGCGCAGACCCGGCTACGGAGTGGGGGCGGGTGCAGGCAGAACTGCAAGACCCAACAATACAGGCTGCTCGAAGCGCGGATGCGTCAGAGATTAAAGTTGTGCGCACGGCAGCGGGTGTTGGGAAAACAGATACGCATCAGGTTACGGCTTGATGCTCCCGGCTGATGCCGGTGTTTCAATCAAAAAGTGAGAGACTGATGTCCGATAATGCAAACCCGGCCAATGCTGGGAACGGTGGCGCTGATCCTAACACGCCGCGTGAATTGGCGCGAGCGCGTGCCGACCTTGTGACTGTGCGTAACGAGCTTAAGGCTGCGCGGGAAGATGTGGATGCAGTGCGTGCTGAGCGTGATGCGGCCATTAAAGCCCGTGATGGTTTCAAAGGGCAGCTTGCGCAGCAGAAGTCCGATTTTGAAGGCAAGCTGGCCGAGGCGCAACAGGCCGTTGAAGCGGCTAAGACCGAAGCACAAACGGCAGTTGCGCAGTCCAAGGCACAGGCGGATCAGGCTGTCATTCGGGCAGAAGCCAAGGCGCTAGCAACCAAGCTGGGCGCTGTTTCTCCCGATGATGTAGTGCGCCTGATTGATCTTTCTGAGGTCAAGATGGGCGAAAATGGGCAGGTCGAAGGGCTGGATGCTGTGATGGACGCAGCAAAAGAAAGCCGTGGCTATCTGTTCACGCAACCTGTTGAGCCCGGTACCAAAACCGGCACCACCAAAACGGCACCAGACCCCAAGCCGGGTAAGGCCGAACCGTTTGATGCGCGTAAGGCAACGCCAGAAGAAGTGGCGGCCAACGCACTAGCGGCTGGGCTTAATCCCAAACTTTTCAAAACATCCTAACCGACTGCCGATGCAGTCTCGCCCAGCGGCTGATGCTGCGGGCGCTGTAGCAATTACTCTGCAAACAGTGAGATAACGAAATGGCAATCGCCGATTTCCCCGCAGTACTACAACCTATTATCCAGCAGGGCTTTCTAGCTCGTGCGTTTGAGGCAAGCCTTGAATCCAAACTTGGCTTCCGCTCCATTGCTGATCGCATGGATTTCCCTGCCCGTATCGGTCAAACGATTACGGACACGCGACGTGGTTTGCTGGCTCCAGTTGAAGCGCCGCTGAATCCCGCCTCCAACACCAATTTCGATAATGGTATGTCTCCCACCGAATGGTCTGTGGAGCAGTACACTCTGGAGATTGCGCAATTCGGCAACACGATGGATCTCAATCAGGTCACGGAAGGTGTCGGGATTGCGAACCAGTTTGTCCAAAATGCGCAGGTTTTAGGTATTAACGCCCGGCAGTCCCTTGATCGTCTTGCACGCAACTCCCTGTTCGGTGGAGCGATTGGCGGCGTTGGTGGTTATCTGGGTGGGAATACCCGTGTAACCACAGCACTTGCAGCGGCGGGCACAACCATTCAGGTTGACGATATTCGTGGCTTCCAGCGCGTCATGAATGATATGGGGCAGGTTATTCCGGTTTCCGCAACCAGCGGTATGACCGTTACCATTGGCTCCGGTTCTTACACGCTAACTAATGTTGCGGCAGACGCAACAAACGTCAGCAAGGCACCAGGCGGAATTTCAGGCACACTGACGTTCTCTGGCAATGTTGCGACAACTGACGCGACAGAGAATGTCGCTGTGGTTGCGGCAACTGCGCCGCTTGTGCTTCGTCCGAATGGCCGCGCAACAACAGCAGCTCTGCTGGCATCTGGTTCTAAGGACGCCAACGGCAATGTGGCGACAGGTGATTACCTGACCATTGACACCATGTTGGGGGCAGTCGCTGCGTTGCGTAACAACAATGTCCCAACGATTGACGGCTGCTTCAACTGTTTCTTGGACAATTCCCAGCTTCTTGGTTTGTTCCGCGATCCCGACTTTAAGCTGTTGTATCGTGGTCAGTATGGATCTGATGAATATCGGACGGGTCAGGTGTTCGAACTATTGGGCATCCGGTTTATCCCGACCACTGAGGCCCCGCAGCAGGCATCTTTGGGGCAGGGGCAGATTCACCGCGCTATCATTTGCGGCGCTGGGGCGCTGATTGAGGGCGACTATGCCAACATGGCACAGGCTTATGCCGATCTTCCGGGTGAAGTGGAGCATATTGACGATGTGTTGATGGTTACCCGTCCGCCGTTGGATCGGTTGGGGCAGATCATTGCGCAGTCGTGGTCGTGGATTGGTGGGTTTGCTCTGCCAACCGACCTGACTGCCAATACGACGATCATTCCCACGGCGACCAACAGCTACCTGAAGCGTGGCGTGGTGATTGAAAGCCTTGGCGCAACATCTCTGGGCGCTACGGCCTGATGAGCCAAGCGCGGCGTGGGGCGGCTAAACCAGCCGTTCTTCCTGCGCAGGACGAGAAGAAACCCGCTCCTGTGCAGGCTGTGCGGCTTCTGTGGCCTTTTGGCTTCATTGAGGAAGAATTCAATCGTGGCCGGTTCGAATGGAGCGCAGGGGAGGTTGTGAGTAACCCTGCGGAAATAGAACTGCTGCGTTCTCGTGGAGCGCCGCTGGAGACAGCATAATGGCAGATGCAACCGACCCTTTGACGGATGATGAACTTGTAACGGTACGCCGCTTCATGGGCTATCCCGCAATGGGCGGCATCAATAGCAGCCAGCAGTCTTGGCGCTTCTTTCGGGTATATGGCTTCAATGAATGGCGCCTGCGCAACCTCGCTGATGCCGAAGTCGCACAAGTGCGACAATATGTGAAAGACATTGCCAGTTTGGAAACGGCCATTCTGACTGCCAGTGACAATCTGGATACGGATCAGGCTGCTGTGTGGACGCACAACAAGAACGAAGTGCAGGACAGGATGGGCCTGTTTAATCGGTGGCGGCGGCAATTGTGCCAGTTTCTTGGTGTGCCGCCGGGCCCCGGCCTGCGTTCTGCAAATCGCGTGGTGATCTGAGGGAATATGACAACCAACAAAGTTCCGCCCCAGAGATGGGCACGGGTAGAAAATGGCGTTGTGGTGGACATCCGTTCAATTGACGTAGGAGAGCCTGCGCCGTGGAGGGATGGGCGCGCTATTCGTGTGACTGGCGTCCCGTGTGAAATTGGATTTATCGTAGACCATCATGGGAATGTGGCTCCACGAAATGGGGGGCGTACTTTATCCGAAGGTGAGGCTGCATACAGCGCGCCACGTGGCATTCCTGCGCCTCCATCTGGCGCGGTGTCTGTAGCTCTGGCGGCTGCAAACGTTCATTTATCTGAAGATGAAGAACGGCAGGAAGCTGAGCACGCAAAGCAGGAGGCAGGTGATGGCCAAGCTGACAACAGCACGCCGCAACCGGCTGCCTAAAAGTGCATTCGCTTTGCCCGGTTCTCGGCGTTACCCGATTGATACGAAAGCGCGTGCGGCCAACGCCAAAGCAAGAGCTACGCAGGAAGTGAAAAAGGGCAACCTTTCACCCTCCACCGCAGCCAAGATCAAAGCAGCAGCCAATAAGGTTATTCGGAAGAAGAAGTGATGGCAAAAGCTCCCAGTCGTCCGACAAGCATGAATGCGTATCTGCGTTCGACGCAGGACAAAAAAGAAGACCGGTTTATGTCCGATTTAACAGGCATGACGATGCGGGATTTCAAGAAAACACCGCAGGCCCGCTCTATTGATCGTGATGTTGTGGCCCTGAACCGGCAGCGGGCAAACCGTAAATAATGGATCAGGCACGCCTACAGGCCAAGGTCGCCAAGGGTTACGGTAAAGCAGCACAGCGTGTTGGCGCGTTAACCACGCAATATCGGCCCATAGACCTTATTGATCCCATGGGCGCAGCAGCGTATGCGGCACTGTTTGCCGACTTTGCCTCTGATGCAGTATTTTCGTTCAAGAGACCGCCGCTTTGGGATAAGCCTACGGCTTTCGGGTTGTTCGATACGACCGATGTGCGGGCGGGTGATATTCTTGTTGCGCCTATGGGAACGTATTTCGTGGCACGGTTTGAGCCGTTTCGTCCAGCCGTGTGTGTTCTGACAAACCGTACTGCCAGCTTTACAGCAACAGGCCAGAGTGGGTCTGGCGTGACTGATGGCAGCTCAGGCGATGTTTGCACGCTCGCTGGTTATCAGGATGGATATAACGGTCAATCCTCTGACGGCTCTGGCTTGGTTGAGGCGTCTGGGTGGCCAGTAAGCATTATCCTGAAAAACAAGGGCGAGCGTGTTTCTAGTGGATTACCCGGTAATTTGCGTTCCGGTCAGTTTGAGATGCTTGCGCCTATTATTCCCGGCTTTACGCCACGGCCCTACATGACGGTTACAGATGATATGGGCACGGAATATACGGTTGATGCTGTGGAACTCTCGCAATATGGCAACCGGCTCATGATTTCGGTGAACCAGATTTAATGGCTGATGTTGGCACAATTTCTAAGGCTCTAGCCTACACCATAGCGCAGATATTGTATCCCAATGGTATTGGCGCGGGTGTTTCGCCGTTAACTGGTAGGCGTACGATTGTGCGGCGTGGGTGGCTGAATAATGCTGATTACACTGGCGCGTGCAGTATCAAGAATGGCATCGATTATGTGGGGGTGACGGCTTATTCAACAGCTTACCGCCAGATTGCCGAGCCTCTTGGTTGGCCATGGCGCGAAGGTGCGGTTAGCCCCTGCACTGTCACACTTGCAGCATCTGGCAATCAGGCCACTGCCAGTATTGCAAGTGGGTCTACGCCCAGTGGCGTTGTAGGGCTGCGCGTCATTCCAGATCGAAGCGGCCTGATCCCTGACAAAACCAGCGTAGCCTATGCCGTACAATCTGATGATACGCCGGAGTTGATTGCCCAATCTTTGGCTGGATTGATTGATGGAGCTTACGCCAGTGGGGCCACTGTAATCGTGCCCAACGCAGCTGTGGTGGAAGTGGCCACAGCAGGATATGGCCAGATTACACGCGTAACGCGCAGGCAGGAGCAGCTTTTCACAGTCTCCATTTTTACGAATGGAGGTAATGCGCGTGACATCTTGGGAAGCGCGTTGGATGCGGCGCTTTCTGCGCAGTCTTGGTTGGCCACGTTGGATGGGCAAAACGCTCTGATGCAGTTTGCTGGGGCCAGCGATGCAGACGCGATGCAGACTAGCAGCATTTTCCGGCGTGATTTCCGTTTCAAGATCACGTTCGACACCCTCAATATGCAGACAGCCGCGCAGATGATGTTTGGTGTGGGTTTGGCTCATACGGCAACTGATGTTGGCGTGGTGTTGCATACGTTTGGTGATGTGCCGGGCAGTGTTGGGGCTATTAGCACTGACGATATGGGCACATTTTACAAAGATGCAGCCGGGAACATTATATTCGCGGTTGAGCAGCCCTATGCGGGGTTAATGCTTAATCAGGCTGGCGATGTTGTCCTGCAGGACGCGGCCACCAATCTTGCCGGGCAACCGGCTTAAATCAGCGAGACAATATGACGGATACACAGGGAAGCGCGCCCGCTCAGCCGAGCGCGAAAACTGCTGTCGTGCCTGCTACACCCAAGCAGGGGGGCACGCTCTATCGCGTAACGCAACCCGGATATGGGTATGCGGTAGGCGCGACCATTTCAGATCCCAATGAAATCAAAAAGCATGGCGTAGATATCCGGCGCTTTGCTGTGCCCGTTGGAGGCGTGTGATGGCAAAAATTTACCAGCAAGGCGCGTTGAATACGACTTCTTTGAGCGTGCCTAATGTGTATGTTCAGATACAAGCGCCCGTAACGTTGCTGAATGGCGTTTCATCCAGTCGTATTGGCGTTGTTGGCACGGCCTCGTGGGGGCCGGTTAATACGCCTGTCGTGGTTGGTGGGATGCCAGATTATTTGCTCGTATTTGGAGCCAAGCAGGCATTGGCCACGGATATGGGGGTAAACGTCAATATTGGCGTGTATCAGGGCGCTTCTGACTTTCGTTGTGTGCGTGTGACTGACAGTACGGATAAAGCCGCTACGGGCACGCTTTCCGGCGCTACGATTACGGCGGTTTATACCGGTACGGCAGGGAACGCGATTACTGCTGTGCTGTCACATAGCACGATTAACGCGGCTTTGTGGACATTGAGCGTAACGCATGGCGTGTTGGGAACGGGCACGTATCAGGGCACGACATGGGCCGAGATTGTTGCGGCGGTAAATGCTGACGCATCGTCTCTGGTTGTCGTTACAGGCGGTACGACCCTTGCCGCTGGTAATGTTACGCTTACGGGTGGTGCAGACGGTAGCACTCCCTCAGCAACAACCTTCATAGGCACCGACGGCACATCTCGCACGGGTATGTATGCGCTGCGCAATCAGGGGTGTGCTATCGGCCTGTTGTGCGGCCTGTCTGATACGACATCATTTTCTGCACAGATTGATTTTGGGCTAGGCGAGGGGCTGTACATGGTTGCAGCCTTGCCATCGGGCACGAGTGTTTCTGCGGCTGCTTCTGCCCTTTCTGGAGCGGGTGCTGACAGCTACGCCATGAAGGTGATGCACGGCGACTGGATTTGGTGGGATGATGACACTAACGGCAATATGCTGGTGTCTCCCGCCGCATTTGCAGCAGGTTTGCTGGCAGCCCTTTCTCCCGAACAGTCAACGCTGAATAAGAAGCTTTACGGGGTCATTGGCAGCCAGAAGGCGGGTTTAACCAGTTCTGGAACGCTGCTTTCGTATTCTGATGCTGAGTTGTCGGCTCTGTTTGGGTCTGGGATTGATGTGATTTGTTACCCAGCACCGGGCGGGAACTATTGGGCAGTGCGCGGCGGCATTAACTGCTCCACATCTGCGGCGGTGAATGGCGACAATTACACGCGCCTGACCAACTATCTGGCGGAGACGTTCGCCACAGGTATGGGGACATATATCGGGCAGACGATTAACTCTGATTTGTTCATCAGCATTGAAGCAACGCTTCTTGGTTTTCTGTCCAATATGCTGACGGAAGGTGTTCTTGGTAGCACTGATGGTAGCACTCCGTATTCGGTCGTGTGCGACACCAGTAATAATCCGGATAGTCGTATAGCCCTTGGTTATGTGCAGGCCGATGTGAAGGTTAAATACATGGGCATCCTGCGTTACTTCATCGTTAATTTGCAGGGCGGTCAGGGTGTGACTGTCACTGTCGCTTCTGGGGGCTAAGAAATGGCTACCAACCCATACAGTATTGGCCGGAATTGTCGGCTGACCCTTCTTTGGGCAGGCACCCGTATTGATCTGCGCGATGTGACCGGATTTACAGCCAATCAGGAAACCACAACCCAGCGCGCCGATCCGCTGAACAGCACGCCTGTTGAATTTGCAACGCCTAACGGCTGGCGGGGTAGCTTTACGATTGCCCGCGCCAACCGTGCCGTTGATGATTTGATTGCTGGGATTGAAGAAGGGTTTTGGTCGGCTGGCACGATTAATTCCGGCACCATTTACCAGTATATCAGCGAGCCAGACGGCAGCACTTCAAAGTGGCAGTTTAGCCAAGTAGGGCTTTCACTTTCCGCTGGCGGCACATGGCAGAAAGAGGGGATTGTTTATCAGACCCTCAGCTTCTTTTCTCCGATCAGGACTAAAATTTCATGAGCATTCCAGCAGAAGTTAAAACAGCAGCAGGCAAAACTCTTTCCCTAAAAGAAATTGATCCGGGTAACATGCTGGATCTTATTGAAGCCGCAGGCTCTGCCATGAGTTCTCAGTCCGCTGGTGCATGGCTGGGGTATGCGCAGATGATTTGTTCTGTCACCGCCATTGATGGCGTGCCTGTGCAGATGCCAATCACGAAAGACGAAGTGAAAGAACTTGCCAATGATATCGGCAATGATGGCGTAACTGCGCTGATGCCGATTTTTTACGGCAAGAAAAATGCCAGTACCGCTGAGGAAAAGGCCGCAGCAAAAAACTGAGTGAGCACCCCATTTTTAGGGAAATGCTTTTTCTCGTTCAAAATGGGGTGCCGTGGGATGTTTGCGGAACATGGAGCGATAAACGCAGGTTGGCCGCCTGCGTTGCTCTGCGCGAAATGCGTGGAGAAACGTTTGATTGGGAAGCGATGATGTTTATTGAGGTGCCAGATGGTGCGGCAGTTTAAGACCATTGAAGGCTTTATCGGCCATATGGCCACCAGAGCTGCGGCGGTGGATGTGGCCGTTCATCGTGGGGTGGAGGAGGGCGCGGCTCTTATACAGCGTGATACGAAAGAACAGATAGGCCATTACCTGGACGGCCCTGAGCCCGGTTTGCCGACTGCCCCACTGGCGGATAGTACCGTGGATGAGCGTATCAGGTTAGGCTTTACACCTGATGATCCGGGGTTACGAACAGGCGATATGCGTGAGAGCTACGGCATACGCATATCTGAGTCTGGGCCAGTGGTGCATGCCTCTGTTGGTTCTGACGACATTAAGGCGATGGTGTTTGAGTTGGGGCGCATGGAGCAGAAAAATTACCAGCCGCCCCGCCCGGAACTTTCCGTGGCGGCTTTTCGGAATGAACACAAAATCGTACGGCGCATTGGGGCGCTGGCTGCTAGGGCAATGACCGGGTTGCCTTTGCCAAACCGCCGAGAAGGGGATGAGTGAGCCGGTTTAACGCGTAAGAACTGGCTTGGCGGCTTCATTGAGGGCTGCCTCAGCCCATTGGTTCATGCTCATACCTTGCAGCTCTGCTGCAATGGCAGCGCGGGCGTGAACCTCTGGAGAAAGGCGAAGCATGACTTTGCCACTATAAGGTTTTTGCGGGTCTTTACCGATTTCTGAGCAGGTGCTGATATAATCATCAACAGCTTCCTCAAACGCGGCCCGCAGTTTTTGAACGCTTTCACCTTCGAAAGTGATGACATCCTGAATGCCCGCAATGCGACCGGCAAAGACGCCATCTTCCGCAGAAAACTCAACGCGGGCATGGTAGCCTCTATAAGCCATTCCGCTCATGGTGTTACTCCTAAGTTGGTCAAAAAGTCCCGCACGGCACGGACTTGGTATGCCTTTGCTTCCTTGTGCGGGTGGGGGCGATGAACTGCCAGAACCTGCTTGCGGCAGACGAACTTCACGCGAGAACCATTACCTTCCATCACTGTGCAGCCAACGGCCACCAGAAGGGCTTCAATATCCATCCAGTTTAGGCTTGTGCTCACTGGGTTGGTGAAGATGGCTTTCAGGAGGCGTTCTTGCTTGCGGTTCATGATATTATAATGCGCTATCATCAAAAGAAATGCAAGCAAAATATGATATCATAAATACGGCATGATGTTCCCCAAAAATGAGACTCTGGACGCTCTCCAGTAGGAAAGAAATATGACTGTTGAAGCCTATAAAATCGGCGTCTCGCTCGTCGCGGATGCCACGCAGGTTGTTGGCCCTGTTGGTGAAATGATCCGTGCATTGGGGCAACTGGCATCTGCTCAGAAAGACGCGCAGATGGGCTTCAACAACATGGTTTCGTCTCTGGGCGGTGCGCGGCGGCTGACCGCTGGTATGGCCTCGGACATGGAGCGTGCAGCACGTGCAGCGCGCACGATTGCCTCGGCATCTTCTAAATTCCGTGTGCCTGTTGCTCCACAAACTGGCGAGAGCGGCGGGGGATTTGCGCCGTTTGTTTCGCCTGCGCCCTCTGGCCGTGCGCGTGCGGTATCTCCTATTCCGCCATCGGCTACCCCAATTACGGATGCAGGCGGCTCTTACGTCTCTCCATATTCTGCGGCAGCTATGAATGTGCCGGGGGCTCCTGTTCCGCTATTGCCGCCCCCGCAAACTGGAACCGCGCTTATTCCGCTGCCGGGGCAGGGCGATAGTATGGGGAATACGCCCAACTTTCGGCGGCGCGACAATCCCGCTGATTATCGCCCCAACTGGACGCAGAGCGAACCTGCCCCCGGCACGGCGCTTATTCCGTACCCGGGAAACCTGCGTATGGATGGCAAGTGGATGGGCGGCAACCAGACCTATGGGCCGTGGAAGCCGATTTCTAATGCACCTGCTGGCTCACCCGCTGCGCAAATGGCCGAGCGTGGCGCAACCATAGCAGCCGCAGCACGTCTGCCCCATTGGGTGGGGCCTCTAGCCGCTTATGAGGGTGCGCATAGTGTGGCGCACTTTGCCGCGAACGGGTTTGATCAGGCTGCGGGGTATGACCAGACATTCCGAGGAATGAGTGGTGACCCGGTGGCTGTGCAGAATATGGGGGCCATTCAGGCAATTGCACAGCAATCCATGAAGGACAATCCATTCCTTGCGCCTAATGATGCTGCTCGGATTGCGCAGGAAGCGTACGAATTATCAGGCGGCGAAATGGGAGAGTCGCCACACATAGCAAGACTTTTGAACCGCGTAGATAAGTCCTTTTTGTTGCTGGGTAAGAGCCCAGAAGACGCAATGCGTGAAAGTATTGCGTTCATCCGTGCACAAGATATTTCCAATAGGTTTTACGACAAGAAAACAGGTCAGTTTTCGCTGGACCGCGCAGAAAAAAGCACGAATACAGCGTTAGCTATGGTTATCGCTAATCGTCAGTTCATGCGCGGGCAGAACTTCCTAGCATTCGCTAAGTCAGCTGGCGCGGCAGGAATGCGTATGTCCGATGAAGGAATGCTGAATATGGCGCACTTTATCGACGTGAACCCAGCGAATGCAGCTACGGCCGTTAAATCTTTTGAAGATTTATTTCTCGGCAATCACACCCGTATGAGAGATAAGGACTTCGCGTATTTTAGTCAAAAGAAGTTTGGGCTGATTGGTCGTGGCGGTCAGTTTGTTGACCAACAAATGCTTGCGGAAGATCCGATTGGATGGATTGCGCACCATTTATCACCTTTGGTCAGAAAAAATCCCGAATTAGTTGGATATTTCCAGCGTATGAACATTCAGGGGTTGGCTAATGAAACAACCGGGGCGGAAGGAAATATTGCTAGGCAGGCCGCCGCAGTAAGGCGCACGGATGCAGCAAGAACACTGGATGCCTTAGCGAAAGGCCCAAAAGCTGCCCAGTTAGCTATGGATACTTCCTTCGAACGCCTTGAGTTCACTATAGGCCGCATTACACAAGGGCCGTTTGTAAAGTCCATCAACTTACTGACCCAAACCTTTAACGGCATGGCAGACTTTGCGGAGAAACATCCCGACGATATCCGCATGTTTGCCAACGATGTTTATATGCTGCTGAAGGTGATTACGGGCATTGGTAGCATGATCGGGAAAGTTATGGATACCTTGCCCGGGTGGGCTAGGCACTTAATTGAGTCTGGCGCGGCTGGTGCTGCAACAGGCGCTGCGGCAGGGTCTTTCATCCCGGGATTGGGGACGGCGCTTGGTGCGTTCGGCGGTACGATTTTGGGAATTGGCGCAGGCGGTGTGTACGATTTTGATCTGCGCATGGATCGTAAATTAAACGTAACCCCAACAGGCGCATGGACGCCCCCCGTGCAAATGCGAACCCAACCTGCGGCGGGTCAGGAAGGTGACACGCATGTGTCTGTTTACCTAGGCTCAGGACCTATTAATTTATTGAACTGA